CCAGCCGAAAGCTTTGACGATGAAATCCCTTTCTAGGGTTTGGTTTGGTATGTACAAGCTGATGTCCATTGTCAGAGACATTGCCAAAGGCTTTGTGATCACCGAGTATTGGACGCATCAATGCCGTATCAAGGATACCGATGTAACGACAAACCGTGATAATCATTGTTATTATTGCGGTTTGCGGTACAGAGAATGGCTAGATGAAAAACGCAGGTGATTTTGGATACAAGGGTGGGGTTCTGGTTTTCAGCGCCCCGCGTGACCCTGGTTTTATTGACCATACGGCAAGAAAGATTCCGACGATTAGGGATCTGAGAAGGGAATATGCCAAAAAAGACAGGCAACAGTGGTGGAAAAAGCGCCGACAGTGGCAGTGATCAACGCCCGCCTCTGGGTAGATTCGGTGGCGTTCGCCATGTCCAGAAGAGAATCGGTCGATCAGAGACCCTGCACCAGCACAAAGAGGCTGTGGCCCAGGAATTAATTGCCTTGGGTACGACGAATATTACCGATATTGTTAACTTGGATGGGACTGTGAAGCCTATCGAGGATATACCGGAACATGCCTTGCGTGCGATCAAGAAGATCAGCGTGCGGGGTGCTGATATCACGATTGAATTGCATGATAAGGTTGCTGTGTTGCGCGTCCTGGCTAAAGCTGCTGGGATGTTGGACACCGAGAAGGACGAGGAGCGTCCATCCATTGTGGGGATTAACATGCGCGGGCCGGATCAGGCATTATCGCCTGGGTACACGCAGTACAACGAGGAGCTAGATGAGCAATCTACCGAGTCTTGATTTAGATTTTTCGAACTCACCCACCGTTTGGGACTTTGTAAACGATGATTCGTTTGTCCGTGGGCTGATGGGGCCGGTTGGTTCTGGTAAGTCGTATGGTTGCGCTGCTGAGATTATGTTGCGAGCGGTGCGGCAGAAGCCATCGCCGCGTGATGGAATACGTTATACGCGGTTTGTGATCGTTCGGAACACTTATCCGGAGCTGCGAACCACGACAATTAAGACCTGGCAGGAATTATTTCCTGAGAGCACTTGGGGCGGGATGCGTTGGCAACCGCCAATCACTCACCATCTGAAGCTGCCAGCTCGCGGTGACGCTGCGGGGATTGACTGCGAGGTAATATTTTTGGCGCTGGATACGCCGCAGTCTGTTCGAAAGCTATTGTCGCTGGAGATTACGGGTGCCTGGTGCAATGAGGCGCGCGAGCTGCCCAAAGCTGTAGTTGATGGATTGACTCACCGCGTGGGCCGATACCCAACGAAGGCTGATGGCGGGCCGACATGGTACGGGATCTGGATGGATACCAACCCGCCGGACAATGATCACTGGTGGCATACGCTGTCCGAGAAGGAACCGATCAAGGGTGACTTTCCGTGGACGTTTCATCGCCAGCCTGGTGGTGTGCTGCCTGTTACCAAGGACGATTTGCCTGAGAACCCAGAGGCGAATGGATTTATTTTTTCTGGTGGTAAATGGTGGATGGTTAATCCCAATGCCGAGAACCGGAATAACTTGCCGCCTGGTTATTATCAGCAGTTATTGGGTGGGAAGAATGCTGACTGGATCCGGTGCTACGCCCAGGGTATGTATACCTTTGTCCAGGAAGGACGGCCAGTATGGCCTGAGTACGATGACGAGATGATGAGCGCGGATCTGGAGGCTGATCCGTATTACTCGATTCAGATTGGCGTGGATTTTGGGTTGACTCCGGCTGCTGTCTTTGGTCAACGAACTGCTGGTGGCGCCTGGCGTATACTGGAAGAGCTGGTGACGTTTGATATGGGGCTGGAGCGTTTCGGCCAGGAATTGTTGGGCAAGATTGCCGAGAAATACAGTAAGCATGAGATCTTGATCTGGGGTGATCCGGCGGGTAACAAGCGAGACGAGATCTATGAGGTGACGGCCTTTGACCACCTAAGATCAATAGGGTTCAAGGCGCAGCCGACTGATAGCAATGCGTTCCAGGTACGGCGGGAGGCTGGTGCATCGCCAATGACTCGGCTGATATCTGGCAAACCTGCGCTGATGGTTGACAAGAAATGCTTACGCTTGCGTAAAAGCTTGTCCGGTGGTTACTTTTTTAAACGGCAAAGCCTGGGCGCGGGTCAAGAGCGGTTCAAAGACACGCCGGTCAAGAACGATCACTCGCACGTTGGGGATGCTTTTGGGTATCTGATGCTGGGTGGCGGCGAACAACGNCGATTNCGCCGAGGCAACCACCAATCCTCTGGTCAAACCTATACGGCTAATACTGACTTCGCCATATTCTGATGATGCAACTGCCGACCATTAGGATGTCGAACGACCAGATACTTGTGCCGTTCAACCCTAATCACCTGTACTCTATTGAGCTAAAGCCGTTTGAGGTTGAGTATGTCGAGCATATACCCAACTATTACGAGTATGTGATCGAGAATGCAATGCCTGGATTCTCTTGGACGTTCATCTGTCAAGGTAGACCCGCTGCCATATTCGGCGTAAGACCTTTATGGTCTACCAATTTCGAGATGTGGATGATCCCAGGCGAGGGCATTGAGAAGAATGCGATAGCGGTGTTGCGTGGTGCCAGGCACATTATTGATGGTATTGTCGCAGAGTTCGATGTATTGCGATTGCAGATTACGGTTAGATGCGAAAATGAGATAGCATATAAATTCGCCAAAAGACTTGGTTTTAAGGTAGAATCGGTGATGCGGTACTTTGGCCCTGAAGGGGCTGACTATTATCTGATGACGAGGATTACCGAATGAGCGGGTTATTTAAAACACCAAAGGCTCCCAAGCCTGACCCTAAACTGATTGCTGCCCAGGAAAGGGCCGAGGCGAGAGCCGAAGCGGCAGAGCGATCTCTTCAAGACCAGATTTCAGCGCGTAAGAGATCGAGGCGAACTGGAGGTTTGCGTATGCTGCTATCGCCTAGTCGAGTGCAAAGCCAAATGGAGCAAAGACAAACAACGCTCGGCACTGGTGGTTAAAGTGCGGTGGGCTGGGGCGCTCTCGCTCCTCTTCCCCTTAGCCCTGGCTCGCCGCACGCTATTAAAATATTAGGAGATTAAAATGACAGTTTTAGACAGAGACACTGGCTCGGTTGAAGCCTCACTCAGCGCCGCCAATACATTCAGTGACGGGCTTTATACCGTCGAAGCTTTTAATTTTTCGATCAAAGGCACATGGGTTGGAACGATTACCGCCCAGCGCAGCCTAGATCTTGGCGTAACCTGGCGTGATGTGGATACTTTTACGTCTAATATCGAAACCTACGGGTTTGATCCAGGCCCAACGGTTGCGTATCGCGTTGGTTTCAAAACCGGCGACTATACCAGTGGGACTGCTGACGTTCGCATAGGTCTGTAGTATGGTTGCCAAACGCCATCAGAACCCTAAAGGCGGATTGAACGAAGCTGGCAGGAAACATTTTGAACGAAAGCAAGGGGGTGATCTAAAGCCGCCAGTAAAATCTGGTGATAATCCCAGACGAGCCAGCTTTCTTGCGAGAATGGCTGGCAACCCTGGGCCTGAACGTGACGAAAAGGGACAGCCAACCAGGCTGTTATTGTCATTGCGAGCATGGGGCGCATCATCTAAAGCGGATGCCAAGAGCAAAGCTGCTGCAATGAGCAAACGATTAAAGGCGAGAAGAGATGCCTAGACTAAACGTAAACGATTTGATGGAGCGAGAGGCAAAAGCCCAGGCTCGAAAAGATTTGTGGCGATCCATTTACGAGGATTGTTACGAGTACGCGCTACCACAGCGCAATTTGTATGATGGGTATTACGAGGGTAGGGTTCCTGGACAGTCGAAAATGTCGCGGGTCTTTGACTCGACAGCGGTTCATGCAACGCAACGATTCGCTAATCGCCTCCAGGCGGGTTTATTTCCACCATACAAGCAGTGGTGCAGACTCGAAGCTGGCACTGGAATCCCGCAAGAGCAAGCAGCGCAAGCCCAAACCATCCTAGATAATTACAACGTCAGAATGTTTGACGCGTTGCGTCAGTCTAACTTTGACCTGGCTATGGGTGAGTTCCTGCTGGATATGGCGGTCGGCACTGGTGTGATGATGATTACGCCTGGCGATGAAGCCACGCCGATTAGATTTACCGCTATCCCACAGTATCTTGTTGCTATCGAGGAAGGTAGCCACGGCAATGTTTCTAATATTTATCGCAAGCTGCGAGTAAAGGCTGAGGCGATAATGCGGGAGTTTCCTGACGCTCAGATGACCGTTGAGCTTGAAGAGGCAATGACCAGATCTCCAGAGAAAGAACTGGATCTGACTGATGCTGTAATCTTCGATAACGAAACTGGTCGATACCATTATCATGTCTTGTGGACCACCAAAAGGCAAGAGCTGGTGTATCGTGAAATGCGATCAAGCCCATTTATTGTTTCCAGATATTTGAAGGTTGCCGGTGAGGTATATGGCCGAGGCCCGCTTGTTACCGCGATCAGTGATATTAAAACGCTGAATAAAACGCTGGAGCTGGTTTTAAAGAATGCATCTCTAGCGATTGCTGGCGTATACACTGCGGCAGACGATGGTGTATTGAACCCACAGAACATCAAGATCCAGCCAGGTGCGGTGATTGCAGTTGCGAGAAACGGTGGCCCACAGGGCGCGTCATTGTCGCCATTGCCCAGAGCTGGGGACTTCAATACGAGTCAGATTGTGGTCAACGATCTTCGCATGAATATCAAGAAGATCATGATGGATGATACGCTGCCGCCAGACAACATGAGCGCCAGGTCGGCAACTGAGATTGCAGAAAGAACCAGAGAGCTTGCATCGAATCTTGGGTCTGCGTTTGGCCGATTGATTACTGAGACGATGGTTCCTATTGTTACCAGGGCATTGTTCGTCATGGATCAGCAGGGTTTGATTGACTTGCCGCTCAAGGTAAACGGTGTTGAGGTTAAGGTTGTACCTGTATCTCCGCTGGCGCAAACGCAGAAATTGCAAGAGGTCAATGATGTTGTGCAGTATATGCAGATTGCCAATCAGATGGGGCCAGAAGGCCAGGCTGTAATCTCTGTACCGCGAGTATTGCAGTTTATTGCAGAGCGNCTTGGTATTGATCAGAATCTTTTGACTACTGAAGAGGAGCAAATGATGATGATGCAACAGATGATGATGATGCAACAGGCAGCGGCGCAGCCGCAGCAGGTAGATGATGGGGGCGCAATAGAGGAAGCGATTCAATGAGCGATGGATGGGAAGGGTTAAACGAGGCTTTTTATGAGGCGCCAAAGGCAGATGACATGGATATTCTGTACGGGCGTGTCTTTAAAAGTGAAGAAGGCCAGAAGGTATTGAGCCATCTTCGAGGGATTACAATTGAGCAGCCGAGCTGGAATCCAGGAGAGGATTCTAGTTTTGGTTATGTCAGGACTGGCATGGCAGAGATTGTAAGGATGATCGAGAAGCGAATAGTAAGGAGCGAAAATGGATAACGCAACACAAGAAGGCAACACAGAAGCGCAAGAATCTTTGTTAAATTTGTCTGTTTCGGAAGATGCAGAAGCAAGCCAAGAGGCGCCGATCCCATTGCATGATGATTCGGATGCGCCGGTAGGCCAAGAAGCAGATTCAGATGAGCCAGCCCTGGAGCGGCCAGACTACTATCCTGAGAAATTCTGGGATGATGATGGCCCTGATGTTGAAAAACTAGCCAAGTCTTATGCCGAGTTGGAGAAGCAATTCAAGCAGGGTAAGCACAAAGCGCCTGAAGAATACGATCTGTCCTCGTTAGAGAACGCCGGTCTATATGCTGAAGATGATGTAATGGGCATATACAAAGACTGGGCCAAGGACAATGGTATCAGCCAACAAGCGTTTGAAGANTTAGCCCAGGCAGTGTTGAGCACAGCTCAAGAAGGCCAGCAGGAGATGACCGTTAACCACCAAGAAGAGATGAACAAGCTTGGTGAACGCGCTCAAGAAAAGATTCAGATGGCTGAGAGGTTGTTNATTAAAGCTCCGTTATCCAACAATGAGCGAGAAGCTATGTCGAATAGCCTCAACAGCGCAGATTCAATCAATGCGTTCTTGAAGTATCACCAGGCTATTACGAATGAGAACATCCCGATTCAGTCGGCGCCAAGCACGCCAGAAATGACCAGAGGTGATTTGGAATCTGCAATTGCGGATCCTAGATGGCACACTGACTCAGCCTGGCGCGGTAAGATTGAAAAGCAGTGGATGGCTTCGCAAAAGTAGATTTAATCTAACGGTTGCGTTTTCTTACAAAATATAGTTATATTCGTTTTTGATGGCTAACCGCGTTCGCGGCCCTTCTATACGGTGATTCCGTTGGTGGTGGAGACAGACTCCACAAGTAACCGCCCGATTTCGGCTAACGGTAGCGTTTAATCAATTCACTTTATTGGAGGTTCTGTCATGGCACAGAATGTAACTACAGCGTTTGTTACTCTCTTCGAGTCAGAAGTAAAGCAAGCGTATCAAGCTGAGTCGGTTCTTCGTGGAACGATGCGGACTCGCACAAACGTACAGGGCAACACGGTTAAGTTTCCTAAAATCGGCAAAGGTGTAGCAACGGTTCGCGTACCGCAAACTGATGTCACCCCTTTAAACGTCACCTACGCGCAGGTAACTGCGAGCATGACGGATTACATTGCAGCAGAATACAGCGATATCTTCCAGCAATCACACATCAATTTTGATGAGCGTCGAGAACTGGTTCAGGTTGTATCTAAGTCAATTGCTCGTCGTCTTGACCAGCTTTGCATTGATGCAATGATTGGTAATGCTGGGACTACTATTGCAACTGGTGTCGGTGGTACTACCACTAACATGAACATCGAAAAATTGCGGGCAACTGCAAACGCGATGAATGCAAACAACGTACCAGCTGAAGGTCGATATTTGCTCATGCACGCAAGTCAGTTAGATTCATTGCTGGGCGACCAGGAAGTGACTTCTAGCGATTTCAACACAGTGAAAGCTTTAGTCCGAGGCGAAGTATCCTCATTCATGGGCTTTAACTTTATCACTATGGGCAACCGTGATGAAGGCGGTATTCCTAAAGCGGCTGCTCTGCGAAACTGTTTTGCATGGCACAAAGACGCGATGGGTTATGCTGAATCAATGGCTCAGAGAACTGAAGTCAGCTACATTCCAGAGAAAACCTCGTTCTTGGTTAGCTCTATGTTTAGTGCTGCCGCAGTAGCGATCGACTCTGAAGGTATCATTCAGGTTAACTGCACCGAATCCTAAAGGAGAAATGACTAATGGCATTTTCAATTGCTACAGACCTGCCTGGATGGGCAACAATCGGGGCTTCAAAGAGTGGTAACGCTCCTAGTGTTTACAGCTACCTGACCAGTTCAGACAACAAAGCGGCTGTTGCCGCGTCTGGCTACTTCAATGCAATTGAGGGTTTGATCACGACTGGTGATTTTATTCTCAATAAAGCTAGCGATGGCGGTCAGCTCTTAGTTGCGACTAACACTGCCGGTGTTATTACGACAGCTGCAATCTAAGTAGAACGGGGCGGCTTCGGTCGCCCCTTATTTAGCGAGAGGCGTTGTATGGCATCAGGTGATACTGATATTTCGATATGCTCTGACGCATTAATCCTGCTTGGAGCTGCACCGATAAGTTCATT